CTTATTTAATAATTATCCAGAGACATTAAAAAATATTGAAATTGCGTATGACTCTGTTGGTGTGGCACAACAGAAGTTTGATATATATATGGAATCGAATGAGGCTAAAGCTTCAATATTTAAATCTACTTTAGATAAACTTTGGATGAATACATTAAATTCTGAATCACTGGGTAAGTTAATTGAATTTGGAACAGAAACAGTTAAATTCATTGATAAAGTAGGACTCTTGAATATAGCTATAGGAGCATTATCTGTAGTCTTTATAATTCTTTCTAATTCTATTGGTAAAGCATTGGGAACATTACTTTCTTATATAAAAACATTTGGTGTATTGCAAACAGCAACTTTAGCATTCAATCCAGTTGTAGCAGGATTAGCTTTAGCAATTGGTGGTATAGTAATTGCAATGAATTTAGCTAGTGAAGCTAATAGAAAAGCCAAAGAACGAACTGAAGAAATTACATCCGCTTACGAGGATTTTAATAAGGCTTTAAACGCAGGAAAGATTGATGAAGTTACAACTGCTTTAAAAAATTTAACTGAAAAAGTTGACTATGATAATGCAATAAAAAAGATTAATCAATTAAAAAAAGAAATATCAGAGTTACAAAATACAGTAGATAATTCTCCTGTTTGGGGAAGTAATTTTGGTAACATTGGTGTTGAAGCCAAACTTGCCGCTAAACAAGCAGAATTAAATAGATTAAAAGGCGAAGTTGCTTTAGTTGATAGGGCTAATTCACCATATAATGATTTATTGTTAGAAAAAAAATTAAAGAGAAAATCTGATAGTAGTTCTGATATTGATGTTTACGAAACTGAAAAATCATCTAAAAGTGATACTACAAAAGATACTATAGACGAAGAAAAAGCCTATCAATCACTCTATAACACCATTCGTGACTTAAATTTTGAGTTAGACCGCCAAAACGAAATTCTTCAGCAAAAACAAGATTTAGATAAAATTCCAATTCTGTCGGATATTAATGATAAATTAGAAATACAAAAGAAAAATCTTCATGATATAAATGAAGCACGTAGGGAAGAACTTGCTAAGTTATCTCCTACAAGTGAACGTTATCAAGAGTTAATTGAGAAAATCCAAGATACTTCTCTTGAATGGTGGAAACTTGATAATCAACAGAAAAGCAATATCAAAAATATAGAAAAAATTAGAGAAGAACAAGAAAAACTAATTGAAAATCAAATAAAGGAAACAGTAGAACTTGAAAAGAAACTCAAACTTCAAGAAGTTGAAAATAAGTTAAAACAAGAGTTAATAGACCTTGAAAAAGAAATTTACGGTACAACTCAAAAGGCATGGGAAGAAGCTTCAAATGCACGTATTGAAGAACTTGAAGATGAATTAGAATTACTTGATAAAAAGAATGAAAAAGAAAAGGAAGCAGAAGAACGAAATAAAAGACTTCTTGAAATTCAAAAACAACAGGAAAAACTAAACAACATTAAAAAAGAACGTAATGTTCGTATGTTGACAGAAACAGGTTGGCAATGGGTATCAGACCCCAGAGCAATTCAACAAGAAACTGATAGGCTTAAAGATTTGCAAGCAGATTATGAAGATTGGGAAGACCAAAATAGACTTAATCGTAAACGTAAAAAAATACAAAACCAAATTGAAGAAGAACGTGAACTTCAAAAAATTAAGAAACAATCTTATGACAAGCAAAAAGAAGATTTAGAAAACGCATATAAATTACAAAAAATTCAAATTGATGTAGAATATCGAGATATAGATAGTATTGTTGCAGAAAGAATGGAAGATATTAAAGCAACTCAAAATGAAAAGCTTGGTGAGATGCTTACAGATGCTTATGATAGGTTAAAGGAATTAAAAAGACTTTATAATCAAGCATTAGACTTACAAGCAAAAATTGAAGAAATTGAAATTAAATCTTCTTCTAGTGATACTAACTTTAGAGATATAGTACTTAAAGGTAATCCTAAAACTTTTGATACTGGAGGTTTTACTGGTAATAGTAAGGGATTAGCATGGTTAGATAAAAAAGAAATTGTTCTTAACAAACTTGACACCGAAAATCTTCTTAAAGCAGTAGAATTAACAAGAAACATAGTACAAAGTTTTAGAATACCACAATTATCTCCAGCAGGAGCAAACGCAAGTGGAGGTTCTTCACCAATATATAATCTTCATATAGATAAGATAGTGACGGATGATGCAAGCAGTTTTGTAGATTTACTTCCAACTTTGGTGCATCAGTATAAATAGGTAATAATGATAATAAATAATTTAAAGGGATTGTGTTAACAACATAATCCCTTTCTTATAAATATAAACTCTTTAATAAGAGAGGTGAAATATATTGATTTTACGACCAACTTTAATTTCCCCTAATAATATATCTATAGACAGTTCTCAAAATTTTACAATATCATGGGTAAACACAGGTGATAGACATGTAAAATATCAAATAATTATAAAGAAAAATAGTGATGATACTTTGGCACATGATAGTGGCGAAATAAGTACATATAACGCTTTTTATGTAATTCCATCAGACACTCTCGTAAATGGAATTGTATACAAATATCAAATAAAACTTTGGAATATAAACAATGATACAATTACATCTGATTGGATTTTATTTAAAACAAGTTCTATCCCAACAGTATCATTCACAAATATAATTGAAGATGGAATTATTTACAACAACACCTACTTATTTCAAGCGGAATATTTGCAAGCAGAATCAGTACCTATTCAGTCATGGCAAATGATAATATACGACAATAATGAAACAATTATCTCAATTACCCCTGAAACATTTGACTCAATTATTGAATATCAATTTTCTGGATTAAGTAATAATTCAGTTTATTATATAGAATGTCAAGTAAAGTCGCAAGATAACCTTCTAAATTCTACTGGTAAAATCAAATTTAATGTTCAATATGAAGTACCAGATATTTATATACAACTTAAAGCAAATAATTTAGCAAATCAAGGAGCAGTACAGCTTCAGTGGAATTGTCTACAAATTATCGGAGAATCTGAAAATACTTCATTTATTGATGGAGAAAAATTAGACACTAAAAACGGTAAAGTATGGTTTGATAATGGTTTTAATATTGATGGTAATTTTACATTAAAACTTTGGTTGGAGAGTATTGATAATACAGTTTATACGATAAATACCAATACATCAATAACTTCTTATAATGTAGCATTAACTGATACTACAATAATATGGTTTGATAACTCATCTCAATTGACTGAATTACCATTGGGTATATCTGTTGGCAATATTGCTCCAAATACTAATAATCTTTGGATTGAAGATGTTACTCTTGTTCCAAAAGTATTAACTCCTATGATTGATATTACTGAACCAAGTTCAGATAAATTATGGATTGATACTGGTAGTACAGATGATACTAGCGAAATTATAAAAATGCTCAATAGTAATAGTGATGAAATTAAACTTAGATATTATAATGGTGCATTTAATTTATATAAAAATGGTGTATTTGTATCTAATGTTGAAGTATCATCATCTAATTATTATTTGTATTTACAACAAATAGATGAAATATTAACTCTTCATGCGGAGGTGATTGCATGATAAATAATATAAACTTCATTGAAATTAAGAATTGTATTATAGATGAGTTTTTTGTATCTAAAAATGTAACTACTGTTGATTTATCTCCAAATAAAAATACATGGGATATTAACACAATAATGCTTGCTAAATTCTTAAACAATCTTGAGGCTGGAAATGTGGGGTTAGGGGGGCTTCCTTTAACTGGTTTCAAAATTAGACGTAGAGATATTACTACGCTTAATAAAAAAGAACTAGATATTATTAACACTACTTCTACGCAAGATTTATATTATCTTGATAAAACGGGTAAATCACAAGTCACTTATCAGTATGAAATTTCTCCTATGTCTGGAGACATCGAGGGAGAAGCGTTTACAACAACAATTAAATGTAAATTGGAATACTGGTGGATTTCTGATGATACAGATATATTCCCTTTGTTTGCTAATATTGACGTAGGAGATATTAACACAAATATACAAAGATATTCTTATGATACATTTAATAAATATCCTATCATATCTTATGGTGAACAAAAGTACCAAAGTGGTATCATAACCACAATGTTGCTTGATGTTAATTTACAATATAGTAAAAATTACAGAGATAAATTTGATGCTTTTATAAATAATCAGAAACAGAAGATTTTAAGAAATCCAAATGGAGATATATGGGTAGTCGATACTCATACCTCAAGAAGAAAAATGTATACAAATTTAGTTGAAGATATTTCAAGTTACAGTTTTGAGTGGGTTGAAATTGACACATATATTGATTGATGAGGTGGTGAAATGATTTCACAACTTGAACAAAATATTATAAATTCTAATATTAAGAATTTTGTTTATGAAATAGATTGGTTAAATCCAAATGAAGAAGTAATAGGAAATATAAATATAGATGTAATTAGTGGTAACGCTAATTTTGATGATGAGAATAATAATAAGAGAAGTGCAAGTTTAACATTAGCAAATTTGGATAAACAGTATTTGCCTTTTGAAAGTACTAAAATGCAGATTAATAATAAGGTGCGTTTAAAGTGTGGTTACAAATATGGTAACAATCAAAAAATTTTATATAATAAAGGTATTTATCTTTTAGGAAATCCAAATGTATTATCTAATCCTTCTCAGAGGGAAATTAGTTTACAACTCCTTGACAAATGGGTTATGTTAGATGGAACTATATCAGGAAAACTAAAGAGTAAATATATTATACCAGTAAACACAAGAGTAGATATAGCAATAAAAGCACTTATTATTGATGAAGCAGGAGAATCTAAATATATTATTGATGAGTGTGCAGAACAACTACCTTACAGTGTAACCAAAGAAGCAGGAAATACAATTGCGGACTTGATAATTGAAATATGTAACATCGTATCCTATGACGCCTTTTATAATGATGAAGGTGTTTTTATTTTTAGAAAAAAACTTGATATAGATAGTTTACAATCTCTACCTGTATCTTGGTATTATACTACTTCAGGTATTTATTTGGGTAGCAATAGAGAGGTTGATTGGAACAGTGTTAGAAATTCAATTAAAGTAATTGGGATGACTAAAAGTGATGGAACAATGTGTCAAGGGACTGCACAAGATACTAATATAAATAGCAGGTTTTCTATTCCAAATATAGGAGAAAGATTTGAGTTAATTGAAGACGAGAACATATACACATCAGAATTAGCAACGTTAAGGGCGAATTATGAATTACAAAAGAGAATTATTATAAACGAGAGGGTTGCGGCAAACATAATTCCAAATCTCTCTCATAAGGTCGGAGATGTAATTAATATAATTGATGAAAATAATGGTTGTAATTCTAATTATTATTTACAATCAATAGATTTTAATTTTGGTTATGATTCAGTGATGAATTTGAATCTATGGGCAATTAGAGATTGGAGATAGGAGGTGATAATCTATGTCAAATAAAATTAAACAAGCAAAAGACTTACTTAATGCTGTGTCTATTATGATTAATACTGCTATTAATAATTTGAAATTTAACAAAAAGAAAAAAGCAGTAATAGTGTCTCTAAATATTGATGGAACTGCTGATATTAAAATAAATGATGAGATATTTGAAAATATAAAAATTAGAACAGGATTATCACCTGTTGAAAATGAAGTGGTTTGGGTAGAAATACCTAATAATAATATAAATGAAATGTATATAGATACTGCACAAACTATTTGTGGTACAAGTGATTATACTGAATTATCTAATAAACCAGTATTAAAATCAGATAACACAACCACTTTGTCAACATCTTCTAGCGAAACTATAAGTGGAACTATAAACGTTCATAAAATTGCAAAAACAGGAAGTTATGATGATTTAAATAATAAACCAAGTATACCATCTACTTTATCACAATTATCAGATGATAGTACACATAGGTTAGTAACTGATACAGAAAAAAATACTTGGAATAGTAAACAAAATGCTTTGGGTTTTACACCTGAAAATGTTTCAAATAAAGGTATTGCTAACGGATATGCGGAACTTGATGCTACAGGGAAAGTCCCAACAAATCAATTACCTTCGTATGTTGATGATGTTTTAGAATATGATTCACAGGCTAATTTTCCATTATCGGGAGAAACAGGAAAAATATATGTTACTAAAGATACAAATAAAACTTATAGATGGTCTGGTAGTGATTATGTTGAAATTAGTCAATCATTGGCATTAGGGGAAACCTCTACAACTGCTTATCGAGGGGATAGAGGTAAGACTGCATATGACCATAGTCAAATATCACATGCACCTTCAGATGCACAAAAAAATAGTGATATAACCAAAGCTGAAATTGAAGCAAAATTAACAGGAACAATAACTACACATTCTCATACAAATGACCATACACATAGTAATAGAACCGCACTAGATTTAGTTAGTGGTACAAATACAGGCGATGAAACAACAACTACTATTGGTGGTTTGATTAACGGAGCAACCGCTAAAACAACACCTATAGATGCTGATATGATAGGGTTAATGGATAGTGGTGCTTCAAATATATTAAAAAAGTTATCATGGGCGAATATTAAATCAACCTTAAAAACTTATTTTGATACTATATATGCACTATCAGGGCATAATCATAGTGGTACATATGAACCTTCGTTTAATAAAAATACAGCATTTAATAAGAATTTTGGAACTACAACAGGTACAGTATGTGAAGGTAATGATAGTAGATTATCTGATGCAAGAACTCCATTAAGTCACAATCATCCTATATCAGAAGTAACAAACTTACAAACTACATTAGATGGAAAATCAGATACTACACATACTCATACAAATGACCATACACATAGTAATAGAACCGCACTAGATTTAGTTAGTGGTACAAATACAGGCGATGAAACTGCCAATAATATTTTAACTAAAATAAAAACGGTAGATGGTGCTTCAAGTGGACTTGATTCTGATTTATTAGATGGTCAAGAGGGAAGTTATTATTTAAATTATAATAATTTTAGTAATAAACCTTTAGATGATAATTTTCATAGTTTAACTGCATTATTATCTTCCGTAAATGATGATGAATTACTAATATATGATACTACAAATTCTGCTTACAAGAAAATTACAAAATCTAATTTATTATCTGGAATATCGGGGGGTTCTGAATTTGTTCTTATAAAACATGTTGAAGAACAAATTGCCATAGAAGGTCAAACTGTATTTAATTTAACAGAAGGAACTTATTTACCAAATAATGATAGAATATCAGTATATGTAACTGGTGTTAGGCAAGCTCCTCATGCTTATGTAGAAACATCTTCTTCTAGTATAACTATGCAATCAGGTTTAAATAAAGGTGACAGAGTATTATTTGAATATATTTCACTTATAAATGCTATGGATTTTATTCATGCAACTAATCATGCCACAGGAGGGTTGGATGAAATAACTCCCATTATGATTGGGGCAGAACCTTCATTTTCTAAGAATACTGCATTTAATAAAAATTTTGGAACTACAGTAGGAACGGTATGTCAAGGTAATGATAGTAGACTAAGTGATGCTAGAACTCCATTATCTCATACTCATGCTTCAACAGAAATAACAGATATAACAGAAGCAGTTCAAGATATTGTTGGTGGAATGGTTTCAACAAATACTGAAAGTGGAATAGCAGTAACCTATGATGATACTGCTGGTAAATTGAATTTTGATGTGAATGACCCTGTTGTTACACTTACTGGTGATGTTACTGGTTCTGCAACTATGACTAATTTAGGAAATATTAGCATAACTACTACGGTTGCAGATGATAGCCACAACCATGTTATTTCTAATATTGATGGATTGCAAACTGCACTTGATGGTAAAGTAGATGATTCACAAGTACTCACAAATGTTCCAGCAGGAGCTTTGTTTACTGATACTGTGTATACACATCCAGCAAATCATCCTCCTAGTATAATATCTCAAGATGCCAGTAATAGGTTTGTGACAGACACAGAAAAAAATACTTGGAATAGTAAACAAAATGCTTTGGGTTTTACACCTGAAAATGTTTCAAATAAAGGTATTGCTAACGGATATGCGGAACTTGATGCTACAGGGAAAGTCCCAACAAATCAAT